TAATTGTGTCACATCTCCAACTAAATCGGAGAACATTCCTATATGTAATGTTTCATATTGAGTTGGAACACTTGTTTCCACACCAATTTGTAATAGATCAAGAGGAATATAGAAATTTAAATCACTGTAATCCCAAGGCGCTAATGTGTCTGGATTTTGTGACCAAGTGTAACTCACTCCTTTCCATCCATTCATTCCAAATGGTCCGGTATGGAATGGAACTGGATTATAATATCCTATTGATAAATTTGTAGAATTATATTGTGTTCCATTGACATAGAGAAGATTATTATAATGTATATTATTTGGCATTCCATCATCACTGATATCACAAAATTCTGCATATGATATTACTGTGACGGTTTTAATAATATCAGTTGGTAAAACTGTGGATGGTAAACTTTCTATATCATATAAATCCTGATAATTAAATGCATGTGACGGTCCAACTAAAAGAACATAATCACTTGCACCGTTCTCTATTAATTCATCCACACATTCAGAATTGGTTAATCCTGCCGATGGTCCAGACCAATCACAAGGAATAAAAAAATCATATGCACCGTTTCCATCTGGATGCAATTCAAAAGAATATGGAACTGTATAATTTGTGGAAAGAAATATGCAGGATATCGATGGACCACTCATGAGACCACCTAAAGTCCTCTAAACGGAATCGCTATTTTTAAATCCTGCCAGGTTGCATCGTTTGTATGATAGAAAATTAAAAAATCAGATGTCGCAACAATAGTTATTTCGACATATATTCTTTCTTTATCCAACATCTTTTTTTCTGGTGAAACTTCTATTGAAAATGGATATACTATTTCTGTTCCAACATTATAATTTGAATACCAAGTAAAACTAAGATTGGATGGAATCTTCACACCAGTTGTTCCAATCTGGTCAGTAAATCCTGTGTCATCTACTTTCATTACTTTTACTTCATAAGATATCAGAGTATCGTAATCATTCAGGCAAGAAAGAGTAAATTGTCCTTCTATTACTCCTTCGATATAATATTGTTTCTTAATCCAATGTGGATAAAGGAATTTAATTGTATTTGAACCTGCTGCCAATGTGGTATAATCAGTGGTCATATCACCCTCATCATAATAATCTTTCGTTAAGATATAATTGGTATCAACGAATTGACCTGCACCGTAACTATAAGTTAAATCTTGAAGATATACACCATACAATGTCTCATAATAAGGTAAATCACTACTCATCGTTTAATCCCCCTTTCCACCACTTTACTTCCCGAATTATTATTCCATCCACCTGTTGGAATATAAGTAATCCTGGCACGAGAATAGTATATATTATTTGCAGGTATGTCATCATAATAATCTGCAATTGTTACACTATTTCCATCTACCCAAACTCTAAAATCTACTTCATCATTTGCCTTTAAATAGACCAATTTTGATGAATTTATTTGTTGTAAATGACAGAAATATCCTGTTGAATATGAACCAAAGACCGCAATATCATTGACATATATTGCAGTAATTGCAGTTGAACATTCATCGATATCCATCAATGCTATTTCGAAATCTATGAGATACAATCCTGTGGTATATACATGGATTTTTCCGATAAAATTTGCTGAATCTTCACGATATTCAAAATCGGAAGTATTGAAGTAATCGATATTCCATTCTAATTGTGTCCATTGGTTTCGAATGAGATAACCACCATTGCATACTGCACCACCGATTTCTATACATGGAACAGATGGTTTTATGACACCAGTTAATTCACCATATCTCATTTTAAGCCATCCTATATTTTGATTTACCTGTTTGTTTATTTAATAGATTTGCTCTAATTATATTTTCAAAATTATTTGAAAGTTTTGCAAGATCATTTGGATTTGAAACAACTGGATTAATAACATTAATTGTGATTGGTGAACCTCCACCATTTTGATTTGCAGAGACAACTCGTTCACCCTGATGTAACATGTATGCACCTGTTGATGGAACATAATCTACACCAGTTTCATAACCTCTCAATGGTCTTTCTAAATTTCTTAATTGATGGGTCAATTGTGCAGTATTTATATTTGAAGTTGCCAATGTTTGTCCTGCAACTGTGACAGTTTTTGTATTCACTGTTTTTGCATTTGGATTTAATCCTGTTTGGAATGCTTGTAATGATTGCATTGCTGCAATTGCATCTTCTGCTGCATCAGTTCCAAAGAATTTCCTATATGCGGAGGCAAGATTTGGGTCACTGGCAATTGTCTCTAATGATGAAACATAGAGAGTTTGTAAAGTTGTTAATTTTGTTGTCTCTGTCTGTAAATTTAATGTTTTTTGTTCCAATAAACCCTGTTGTTTTGTTATATTATCCCTAAGATTCTGAGTATCTTCTGATCTGGTATCTTCCAATACCCACAATTGATGTTGTTCAAAATCAGTGTAAGAAGTTAAAATTTCTTCTGCCTCATCATAAGCAGTTTTTTTGTCATTATTTTTAATGGCATCAGTTTCAACATCTGCATTATATGAATTTTGCATTTCCTGAATTCTAATTTTTGTATTCTCGATCTCTATTTGTTTCATTTCTTTTTGTTCTGCACGAGTATTTCCACGCCTTCTCATCATTCCGGTTAATTGAAGTTTCAACATTTGAATATTATTTTGTTCCATTGCAATTTCTAATTCATGGTTTGCATCAGTTGTTTCCTTTGTGATCTGTTCAGTTTTCTTTAATGCACTATTATAATCATAGATTGTTCGGAGAACATCACCCATATTATTTCCATATTGATCGAAAACATTGGTGAATTCATTGATATATTCTGGACCATATTTCGCTGCCATTTTTGCTGATTCAGAGAATTCATCATTCTGCATTTTTGCTTCTGAAACTGCAACTCCATATTTCAGGATACTATCATATCCTTTATATGGAACATTTAATTGTGAATTGAGATTTGCGATATCTGAATTCAAATTTAGAATATTTGTTTCAGTATCGGTAATCTGAGTTTTCAAATCTGCAAATGCACTTGTTACCTGATCTACTGTTGGTCGAAGTTCTGTTTGTGTGTTATTGAGATTCTCCAATTGGGCAACTGTGATTGTATCAGTTGTATTTAATTCCTTTAAAATATTATCTAATTCTGCAATTGAGGTCGATGCAGTTATTGGAGTAATCCCCAATTCTTTTAAAGTTACATTTAGTAAATCTAAATTTTTACTTGGTTGAACTCCTTGTGGTTGTTCTGAACCAGTTAAAGGACCGGATTGTTTCCATGTGAAATTCTTATTTGCATCTGCACGAACCTGTTGTAATAATACTTCTGCATTTTTTACATTCGTCAATTTGGTATTATAAGTTTCTAAATCGACTGCACCTTTTGAATATTGATTTAAGATATCCCAAGGAACAGCAGTTCTCACAGAAATTCCTTTAGTTAATTTATCTAATACTGTTGGTTCACCGGATTTTGCAGGAGTTACCATATTATCAATATATGACTGTCTTATCTGATAAACAGCACTATCAAATGCCTGGACCGCTTTATCTGCATCACCACCAGACACCAAAGTTCCCCACCAAAGTTGTGCTTTTTTCCACCAGATATCAACTCCCGACCATGCCTCACCAACACTTCTTCCAACTTTTTCCATTGATTGGGATAAAATATCAGCATATTTTTGTTGAGTATTCATCATTGAAGATAATGCAGTTTCAGTTCTTCCAGTTGCATCTTGAAGTAATTGCATATCAGTTGTCATTCCTTTTATTCCTTCATCGGAAGTCAATGCCATTGCAACTCTTAAACTTCTCATATTTGTAACAATATCTGGTAATATTTGTGAACCATATTTTTTCATTGCCTCATTTACTTGTTCCAAGAAACCAGTTAATCCATTTGTTTCTAATGATGTTGCATCAACTTGAATTCCATATTTATCCAATGCATCTGTAACTGCTTTTGTTGGATTTAATAATCCTTGTAACATTAATCCTAAACCACGAGTAACCGAATCAATGTGTTGTCCTTGTCTGGTTGCAGTAGAGATCGCAGCAGAAATGTCATCAAAAGCAATTCCTGCATCGGATGCAATTGGTAAAATATATCCTAATGCTGATTGTAAACTATCAAAAGTTAAACTTCCTCTTGCCATTGTTTGAAATAATTTATCTGCAATAACTTCAACATTTGATGCAGACATACCATAAGCATTTAAAACTTCTGTCAATGTATTTACGGAAGTTTCTAATGTTGCATTTGCTGCAATAGAAACTTTTGTTGCAGTATTTAAAATATCCATTGAATCAGTGACGGAAAATCCTGCCTTGGTTACATTTTGTAATGATTTTGCTAGATCATCAACAGATTTTCCATATTGAACAGATAATTGTGTGATTCCAACTTCAAGGGCAGGTAATGCATTTCTCGATGTCGATGTTAATATTGCATTTACTTGTGCCATTTGAACTTCAAAAGAACGAAAGGATGCAACACCATCATCGATGAATTGTCTTAATTGATGATATGCCTGGGTCGCATAACTAATGATTGCATTTAATCCAATGAAACGCAACATTACACCATTCATTTGTGAACCGAGGGCAGAATATGAACCTCCGACTTTATTGACGGTCTGAGACATAGTTGTTAATTTGTCCATACTTGGACCGACATTAGTTGTGGTTGTCATTTCCTTTGTCGCTGCATTGTAACTCTGAACTTTCTGAGTAATCTGTTCTAATCCTTCACTGGAATATTTCATTACAATTCTTTTAACAACTTCATCCCCTGGCATCATCTCACCTTTTATCTAATTCATTTGCCCTTCGTATCATTTCAATTTGTCGCTTTGAAATTTTTTTAACTCTGGTTTGAAGTGGTTTACTCTTATAAATCATTTGATTTATTAGAGACATGAAATCGTTATGGTCCATATTTAATATATCTTCCATATTACCGACTTCAAGATATATATTCATTCTCCATTCCATGAGATTCAATAATGTTTCTTCTACGGTTAGAGGGGTTTCTTTTCCCCCTGCCGAAAATCCACATTATTATTTATGACTATTCCCTTTTTACCTGAGTTATAAACTGCATAGATCAATTCCATGAAATCATCTGGATGTAATTCTGATATTTGTTGTTCAGTTACATTCTTATCGATTTCATGTAAAGAAGATAAAATCATTTTCATATGAAAAATTTTGTCATAATTCACTTTTGTTAAAACACCTAGTTTCACTTGTTCATCGAATGGAATCATTTCTTTTAATAATTCCTCATGTTTTTTAACTGTCCATCTTGGTATTTCGAAGGACTTTCCTTCATTTACAAAACCTAAACTATATTGTGTCATAATTTACCTCAGATTCTTTCCTTGGAGTTGAACCAAGTTTATTCCCATGAAATAATAATAGAGGGGAAATTAATCCCCTTAGACGGATGCGTATGAGATATCTTCTGCGGTGAATGGTGCATTTTCTTTTATGTATCCACCTGCAATATTTTCATCGATTGTGGTATTCTTCCATCTGCAATCTTTTAAAGTTATTTCAGGACAACCTGTGCCACCGAGTTTTATCACGATATCGAAATCTTTTTGTGCTAAAACATCGGCTAGATGTTTCCCACCACCTTCATCAAGAGATATGTCACAAGAACCAGTGGCATTAAATTCTCCTTCTATTGCATATTGTTTGTCGAGAGAATCGTGGTCGAAATAAGATTTCACACCATTATCCATTGTTACTTCTATTGAATTTGTTAGATGTGCCAATTTATTTCCACTACCATCTTTTATTGAACCTGCGATATTGAAAGCACAGATATCTCCAAGTAGATCGGATGGTTGACTTCCTGTTGGGTCTGAATCAGTTACAACACTTTTTACATCGAAGTCCATCCCATAGACATACTCATTATCGATACTGGATGATACTTTACATGATTTTAATTTTGCACCAGTTATCCAATAAGTTGTCATATCTGGTCCACTTGGTTGTGAACAAACATTTGTTTGTAGATAGAAACTCATTGTGTTCAAGAGACATCCTAAACTTGGATTACTTCTTATCATTGCATCTTCAAAGAGAGTATCACCGCATTGCGGAATATACTCAAGATGGAATGTAAAATCTGTGCATTGTTCTAGGTGTTCACCAAGGGGTGAATCAAATCCTCTTACCATCTTATGTTTATCGGCAAGTCCAACTCTTGCATCGGTCACTCGGATAGAAACAGGTAGACCTATATCTGTTGGGTCTGTTCCAGTTCCATATCCAGATTCCACATAATATCGTATTGCACCCTGGAAGGGCAATCCTAAACTTGACATTACTTTTTTCCTCCTTTAATTTTTTTAATCCTTATGAAGCACCGTAAGTTACGGTCCAAGTGATTTTTAATGTGTCACTTCCACCTTTTGGTATTGCTGTAAATACTGAACGACATAACATTGTTCCAACGGCAGCAGCATTAAATAATCCTGCTTCTTTTATTCCAACACTTGTTCCATCACCTGCTGCCCAATCTCCGATATAGATGACATCATTATCATCTCCACCCACACCTTGGGTTCTCGATGTTAATGCATTTCGATCTATTTCAGCACCCAAAGTTGTTTGTGTGGTATTATCATTGTTATCATTTGTTCCAATAGCCATCCATCCAATTGAAGGGTCACTTGTTCCGGTCATATGTTTGGCAACATGTGCATCTCCAACATCCATTATTTTATTTCGGACTATTCGTTCATCTTTTAATTTTCCGTCTGGTCCGAATACTTCAATATGAAGAACTCCTATTCCGAGACATTTTTCTTTATCCATTGAACTTTTCCTCCTTTAAGGTCTATCATACCATAAGACATATATTTCCATTACTCGATGATATACAACCTGTCGTGCATAATTTTCTGTTAATACACGACCAGTATTTGTCACATTAATGAAATGAGTTTTAGGAACAGTATGACATTGATTAGTTCTAATCAGATCACATATTTCATCTGATATTAATTTACCGAATTTATCTTGATCTATTCCATCCATTTTTTGCCAATAGATATGAACATCTATCATTGCCTCATTTTTTCTTGTTGATGCTGCGATATCGAGAACTGTTGAATGTTCACTTAATAGACCTAATTCAACAAATGGTAATGGTGGTAATTCATCGGATTTTGATTGTTCTGTCAGATAAATCGGTATTTTATATATATTATTTTGTGCATCAATTATTGTTATGATCTTTTCATTCTTCCCATTCATGAATAAATCTGCATCAGTTGTAATAATAATTCGTATTGCATCTCGTGGGTCAAATGATTCGAATGTCATTATTTTCCACCTGTAATCATTGGATGACCAATTTGTTCAATGATATCTTCATATCGTTTTAGGAATCTAAGATTTTCAGTTGCACGATTTGATTGAAGGTCTGCAAGAGTTGCCTTATCTAAACTTTTATAGGCAATGAGAGTTTTATGTGCAGCAAGATATGCAACTGCTTCTTTCATCAAATCCCGATTATAATCCTCAGATGCAGAATAGTAAGTAACATTCAATGATTTTGTAGATGACGGTAATGGATTACCAGATAGGTCTTGAAGTGTTACCCATCCATGTATGTAATCAGTCATTATAACTTTTCCTGCATGAATTATTCCTGTTGAATCTGTATATGAAAAATCAATATCCCAATCATGTATCGTTGCGATAGGGGGATAACCAGTAATTAATTCATCTCCATTGATATCTGCTATTGGATAATTCTTCACTTGGAATAAATCATTTGTTCCATTCAGATAAGTTCCATCAGTTGGATTTCTCAATGGAATTTCATTTGTATGAAGTTCATAAACTTCTCTAAGTGTTTCTTCATATGCTTCCCATGCAATGATCGCAAGTTTATAATCGGAAATATCATTTTGTTGATATGCACCTGATATTTCACGAATCCGAGAAATAAAATCCCAAGGGAAAACCACGAAATTGAAGTAAGTTAAAGTATCTTCATTTGTTGTTTCAATTTTTATTTTATATATTCCATAACAAATATCAGTTGGGATTGAAAAATCATATGTATAAATTCCAGTGACAGAACTTGTCATAGAAACATCCGAAACTAAGGCAACTCCATGCGGACAAGTAATAGAGATTGAAACGTCACTTGGGTCACTCAATGTATTTGTAAGTGTATCTTTTATATAAATTTCAGTATAAATATTGTCACCAAGAAAATAAATGCCCTGATCTTTTGGTTGAGATACAATGTATTTCTTCATTGTGAATCATCCCCATATTTCCAATTATATATTATTTGTGCAGCAATGAACACCGGAAATTCTTTCATGATCTCATCGTATGTTTTTGTAATGAAAGTATGTTGACCATCATGCATTTGAAGAATTCCAACTCCTGAGACCTTAATTCCTGTTTGTTCATAAAATGCATATGCATACGCTGCCATTTGCAACCAATATTCATCATATATTGCTTTTGATGTTTTCCAATCGAGAATCATTAATTTATCATCCAATATCGCAATGCAATCACATGTTCCTGCATATTTGTATGTATCAGACCACAGATGTTGTTCTACTGCTTGAGAAATTATAGTGTGTTCTTTTGACCATTTTGTGAATTCATCCAAACTATCGAGTAGATATTGATCGTAATTTTTTCTACTGATTGTTTCTCCTTTTAATGTAACTTCAATTAATTTATGTGAAGTTGAACCAAATCCTGCACGTTTTTTTAAGATTTGTTTTGATTTCTCTGCACCAGTTTTTGCATACCAATTTCGTAATTCTGGTTTATCTATTATTGAATTAATTCGAGTAACTCTTGCGTATTTTATACCTTTAATTAGATAATAATTATCGGTGCAAATAAATTCCGCAGGAGTATCAATCTTCCAATTAACTTCTTGCATATATTCTTTCCTAAGAGTTGAACTTAGAGAATTCCCACGAAAGAATGAAAGAGAGGGTTTCCCCTCTTAGCACTTCACTGGTGTTTTGATTAGATAGATAGCGTTTGTATCCAACTCATCGATACCGGCATACATGTGTATTGCAACGGTGGTTGAATCACAGTCAATGTTTCGGTCCTGTTCCATTGTTGGTTTTTTACCCCATCCTTCTCCAACTGCATGACTTGAATCAAGAACAACTGCTACGGTTGTATCAGTTACAGTTGAACAAGTTGTTGCACAGGGGAATTCGATGATGGACATACTACCGATCTTTGACAGTTCGTTTCCATTGAATGATATCTGGAATCCCTGTTGACTAACCGCTTCTTTATATTTGAAGTAAGCAGCAAGAGCAGGTGACATGATAACATAGTCAGGATGATATCCGGCAGTTCGCATTCCTGCTTCAATTCCAATGATTAAGTTGTATAGGTTTATCGCTTGGAAACAACATGCATCTAAACTTGGACCAGAACAACAATAATTCATGTGGGCATGTGCAGCACCAGATGTTACTAATTGATTCCAAATTTCAAGATCAACTTCTTCCGCAAGGGCATCTGCCATGTCTTGTAGAATTCCGTCTTTTACGACATCTCCGGCAAGTTGTAAGTCCATTTCACATATTTTTGCTAAGTCACCGTATGCATCTAAAGTCAATTGATATTTACTGAATGATTCAGAAACACAAGATAAACATTCACATGGGTTCAATGGACCTTGGGCAGTTCTCTTTCCACGAGTTCGAATAGAAACGGTATCTCCTGCACCACGAGCAAAATCTACTCCACGAACAGTCACTTTACCTGCAAGGTATCCCTTACAGTAGAATGAACTCCAAATCAAATTGGAGAACACTTCGGCAGGTGTCCAACTGGAAACATCTGTGTCACATCCAGTATCGGAATCTGTGAAATCATATCCGACTTGCCAATCGGTGCTACCGTATTCAACTGGTTTAAGTCCATGTCGTTTAGTGTAATCTTTAGCGAATTTTACTAGACCATTCTCTTTCTTTTTTGTCATTGTTGCAAGAGGGTCAATTGGACTAGGTTGAGTTTGATTTATCTCTTTAAGAACTTCCTCTCGAAGTTGGGCTTTAATTGTTTTTTCTTGCTCGATTCTAGCGGATTCTGCCATCTCTGCCTTTATTTTATCTGTTTTTTGTTTCAGCAAAGCGGTATATTCTTTCTCCGCATCTTCAACATTACTCATTGTTTTTTTCCTCCTTTAAATCTTTAATCCTTTTGTGTAGATATGCTAATTTCTCAGCATCTTCCACAGTCATTTTTTTCTTCTCGTCAGCACCGCTAACAGAAGAATTGCATTTACAATTTTCACATCCACAGCATCCTGAATTTTCTGTATAATCACCAACACCTGCTTCCTTTGCAGCAGCACGAAGTTTTCCTTCTGCTTTTGGTCCGAATGGTGATTGTGGGCATCGGGCTAGTGCGTTTCGTAAGTGCGGTAAATCTACTTTACCATCACTACCTTTGTATGGGAAATGTCGTAAACTTCTCGGAATAGTTTTCCCATCGGCATCTTTTGACCCCCCAGGTTCAATATAAGCAAATGCGGAATCTGGTAGATCATTTATATATGCAGTATCCCATACTGCAAATTCAATATTGTCCAAAGTATGGTCCTCCTTTTGGGTATGATTTTGACATAATCCACATCCTTTCTCATCACTACAAACACCTTTCATACATGTGGTTAATGCTTTAGGTTGAATATCGGTAATACATTGAACTATCGAATCTTTATTCATATTTTGTGTTTCCGAACAATTGCATTCACTTGCCTTCATATTTACTGGTTTTCCCAATAATGAAACACTAACATTTGGTGTTCTACCTGCTGCTTTACATGTATCAATGAAAGATTTCCAATATGGATATTTTGGATGTTCTTTATTTATGTGGACATCCATTGTTAATTGTTTAGTAAGATCATCTGCTTTTGCATTATTTTGATAACCAATTACATATTCAATATTTTCTCTTGAATATGGATATACATTATTTGGATATGAAGTTCCAAGATGACTAAAATCATGATAAGTATTGTTCCATTTATCAACTGATTTTTTCAATTCAGAATATGGAACATAATATTCTTTCATCATTCTGTCACCAATTATGGCTATTGCCTTCATATGAACCCATTTTGCATCTTCTTTTGTTTGTGTATTATCTGATGTAATTATCTGTAATTGACTTTCTTGCGGAATGAATTCAAAATCTATTGTGAAAGTAAATTCCTGATAGGCAGTCATTCCCCACTCACCTTTTGGATTCTTTTTGTATCCGGCATTATGAACAGCAGTCCAAGCGATCTGTGAACACATGGTTTTATTTGATTCATTTTCTGTATCATTGGGATGATCTGCAACCCATTTATTTCTGCATTCTGAATAAACTTTTGAAAGTATTTTTTTACCTGCTTCGGGAAGATTACCCGAATCGGGAGGAACAAAATTATTCAATTCCTCCATATAATTTGCACCTGTTTTTTGATGTTGGTCATACATTCCTTCACATTTCCCTGCTGCTGCTTTTTCATCTAATCCTTCATTATTCATACAATAAGGAATGCATCGTTTTAGATAATCAGATCGACTTTCTCCTTTTTTAATCTCTGGAATAAGATCACCTTCTACTATTTTTTGCAATATTATCCAATCTTTGTTTTTGAATTGTTGGAACATGGACTGATTCCGCTTCGGAAACTGTTCCTCTTGGAATAGAACCTTCTGCAATTTGTTTTGCAGTCATATTTTTTGAATCAATCCAAATATTAACATGCCATTTCTCAGGTGGTTTTACATAAGGTTTTATCATTTCTTTTATCTCATCTGCATTATTCAATATATCATTTAATAGATAAAAGAATACATCCCGATAGGCAGTATCTTTATAGCAAATCCAGAGACCAAGTTCAGTCAAATCTTTTACAACTGCTGATTGATATGGGCATTTTACTTTATCTGCTGCATTATTTACTATTGCAGAAATTTCTCTAACACCGAGATTTGCACAGTTTTGCATATCATCATGTATTGCTTGTCTACTTGATTGTTCACCGAGTTTTTTACGAAGTAAATAGATGGTCCATTTGACCAATCTTTTATCTGCATCAGATAGTAAAATTTCCATGATTACACCTTTTCTTTTGCTAAGACCGCATTTAATTCTTTTTCCAATGCTATCTTTTCTGCTGCCTCTGTCTCTACATCACTTGGTCTTACACCCTGGACAGTTTTAATCTCAAATCCTTTTACTTTATCTTGAAGTAATTTTATCACACGAAGAACGCATTCCGCATATTCATCTCGTCTACGTTCCATTGTTCCAGTTACACCTTGTTTTGCCATTTCCATGTTTTTTATTGCATCATCGATATTATTAAGAACTTTTGTTTTATCTCCTTCCGCATGTGATATATTTCGTGTCAATTGAATGATAACAGGCATCTGAATATCTCCCTTATTGATTTGTTCTCGTCTTGTTTTCAATAGGAAAATTTCAGCATCATATTGACCTGCCTGTTTCATTAATGTAGAAAATGTATTATTTAAAGTCAACATTTCATTAATTCTATTTCCATCAGCATTTGTCAAAGGAACTATTGCATTTGGGGAAGTTCGTGGCATCAATCCTGCGAATGGGTCGACAGTTTGTTTTTGTTCTTCTACTTTTTGTTTTCCATTTTTATGACCCATCTATTTCAACTCCTTTTGAATTTCATTTCCGAGTATTTTCAATTGTTCTTTTGTCATCATTATTTTTTGTCCTTTGTCTCTGATAGAATAATATTTGCCTTCTTTTCCGAACACTGGACAACATTTGCCAGGTCTACCACACAACATTATGCTTTGCATAACTAATCAACTCCTTGAGTTGCTACCACTCTGCCAAAAAATATGGCATTAATTATTTGGGGTAACTGTGATTCAATTTGAAATGCAGCAGGTCGCAAGAAAGGTCTATATGCGCCTTTTCCGCTAGTGCTAGTAATTGATAAGGGATTACTTTCAGTTCCAACAGGCATTTTATAAGTTCCAAATTCATTATATACTGCATATCGAATTGAACACACGATCTCATATTCACCATCTTTATTTTGTTCAACTCGAATATCATTTTCCATTTTTCCAGTATCTTCTGGTGCAAGTTTAAATGCAAGTTTTGCAGTTTTCTCTGCTAAACTTCTTGCAACTTGATCTGCCTTTTTTGGACTAGAAATATCTTTTAGGAATTCCATCAAATCTTCTGCACCTTCGACTTTAACAAAGACCATTATAGTTTCTCCTGTTCTTCAAGAATCTTTTTTCCTAGTTCTCGTTCTTTCTTTGCCTTTTCATCCACCAATTTTTTTTCATATAATTCTAATTCTTTTAAGGCAGATATCATTTCTTTTTCATCATCTGTCATTTGACGAGAAACTGGTTTTATTAATCTATCGGGTGAAACTGGTGGTTGCGGTCCTTCCGGTGGATTTTTTGGTGGAGGAACATTTGGATTTTGTATAATTGGTGCTACTGGTTTAGGTGGTTCTTGTGCAGCATTCGGGTCTAATTCAACTAAACCTTCATTTATTATTCGTCTTGCTTCTGGAATTGAAACGATAGGTGGATTTGCACTTCTTAGATTCACAGCAGCAGCAGATCGTTTTCCTATTAAATCCGCTTCCGCTAATTCATCAATATAAGTTGTCTCCCATTCGATTGTATATTTACTGAAATCTCGATCATTTGCTTTTGCAAGAAGATCATATAATCGTAAGATCAATGGAGTATAAACTAAATCTTGATTATCTTTAATATCACGATAATAATCTGCGAATCCTATTTCTGCACCTGTCACTCTACCGACTTCTATACCCAATAAAACTTGTCGGGGAATAATCAATGCAGCAGATATAGATTCTGTTATGTGGTCATAAAATGGAGTTGGATTTATTGCAGTTGGATTTTTTATATCAAATGTATATTTTTCTGAGAATGCAAAAAAGTTCGGATGTTTTTCCATTAGTTCCAATGCTTTTTTTCTTTCATTTTTCTGCATTCCGGTTTTAGTAAGAATTTGTGTTCCATGAGCAAACCATTTAAGAATTTCACCAGTTGCTATATCAATATCAGCGGATGAGGCAAGAATATTAACAAGTATATCTACTTTTGACACACCAAAGAAATCGAAAGGTAAATCAATTGTTTTAACATGAAGTATCCGATCAGGATGAATTAATTTATCATCTCCTTTTTGCGGATTTTGATAATGATAATAATAATTTTTTTTATCGTCACTATATTTTATTTCTGTCATCCATTCGGGATTTAAAACAATCACATCAAGAGGAACGGTATTCTTTCCAGTTGCATCAGTTGGAATTGGATTTTGTAATTTTTTATCTGAATCATCTTCAAGGAATTTAATAAGAAGATATCCATCTCCCCAAATATCAGCACAGATTCCGGCTATTTTGAATTTCTTTTTTATTTGACTTCGAAGTTCAAATGCACGAACTAAATCTAAATCCTGTTGAGGAACTTTAACACCATCGAATTGTTTCAATAAAAACCATGCACGAAAAGTATCTGAATTTTTCTTAATACTTCCCTTCATGAATAAACCGGATTGAAGGGCTAAATTTCGTCTTTTTTCTGGTGTTAATTCAGCAAGTTTTGTTCTCGATGATGCATACTCAGGAGGTAATGATAGATCATCTTCAATGGTCTTTTTTTCTTCCGGTGGTATTTGTGTTCTTTTAATATATTTTGTTGTGAATTCATATACTTTATCGCCTAATGTCATTATGTTGACCTCCGAAGTTTACCTAAACGAGTAATAAATTTTCCACACGCAAATTCAAAATCATCCTGAACCATTGTATAATCGGTAACTGCATATCGTAATGTATCAGCACCATGATCGTCATCTTTCAATGGATTTTCTCCATCGTCTTTATATCGATATGCCAATAAACTTCTAATGAGATTCACACAAGAAGTATCGATAGTGATCTTATGATTTTTAAAAATGGATTGAAGTTTTGCAATTCCTGGTTTAACATCATTGTTTGCATATGATTTAACTTGACCATTTTCTGATCTACCTATTGGAACACCACGTTCAAATGCTTGGGTGATGAGATCGGCAGCAGATGGGTCACAATAAACTTTTGTAAAATTATATTTTTTATGAAGTTCAGATAATTTATTGGCTATTTCGAAGGAAGTTTTTTCTGTTTCATAATATTCTTCGATCACAAAAAGATAATTTTCCTTTGTTTGCATTATCACAAGAATACAAGTTGGGTCACGAATACCAGAATCAACACCTGCAAAATATTTATCTATATTACTGAAATTTGTTAAATTCAATGGTCGAACAACTGTTTTCTTATCGGGATT